CCGCGCTGCCGCCGGCCCGCCCTGCTGCCACTGTTCAAAATATTGTATGCAATCCGTTGAGATGAACATATTGTATATACGCGTGAATACAGAATGAATAAATATTCAGAAGTGGAATGAATAAATATTTTTTCAAGAAAATGAAAAAGCCGCAGGCGCCTTGTCCTGCGGCCCTGCCTCCGGATGTGAGGCAGTAATATGAAGAAGAGGAAAAATGAAGAAAGCGTTTATACGGTAGCCAGCTCCTGCCAGGCGCTGACAGTGACCGGAGATCCGAAAGCGACGGCGGAATATGTCACCGGCGCGGATGCGCTGAACGTGGTATATGTCAGCTTTATCGCAGGGATATCATCCCAGTTGCCGGAGTCCACGGTCAGGATCCCGTTTACGGCTGCGGGCATATCATTGTAAAGCGTGCTGCCTGAGTATACGCCCAGGGAGAAAGAAGCCCTCGCCGGCATGGCAGCGCAGATCTCCGCAAGCGTGTTGTCTGTGCTGACGCCGATATCCGACAGTGTGTTGATCCTGGTCTGTCGTTTGTGTCCGACATACCCGGCAGCGACAGAGAGCGCCAGGGCCAGCGTATACCAGACCACGTTATGGGTCACGGTGTTATACTGTGATCCGGCCAGGTTTGTCCGGCACTCCTGGAGCATCGTATAGCGGAAGCCCAGATGATAGGTCCAGTTTTCCAGCGTCGGCACGTTGGGCGTCAGGTTTGTCACCCGGACCGGATGATCCGCGCCTGTGATCTCCGAGGGATACGCGCTCTCATAATAGGACAGCATTTTCATGGCTGCCTTTTCAAGACCGATCCGCATTTCCGGCTCTGTGCAGGCCGCGACATAATACCGGCCCTCATAAATGCTGCCGGCTGCGCCCTGGAAGTCGTGGGAGTCGACGATCACGGTGCCGTTGTGTTCGTTCGCGGTATTGATACCGTTCACGATCGCCATGACCATCTGCGTCCCTTTCTCGGATCCTGCGGAGGATCCTTTTTCTGCGGACGTGTAGGAATCCCATTTATACGGAAAATTCCGGTTCAGATCCACGCCCCGGGAATTGAGCCGGGAGTCATTATCCAGGCCCCAGGGATTAACGGCAGGCGCGATGATCATGTTGAAGTTTCGGCGGATGTACTCAAACAGCGGGCCGTCGGCTTCCAGGATCGCCCGGACCATGTGATACAAGGCCCAGACGTTCGCCTTTTCGTTTCCGTGCAGGCCGGAGAAGATGACAAGCCGGTTTGACGTGTCCGCCAGGGGCCGGGAGTAGGTCAGTTCACCGGCGGAGTCGCCCTCCGCCGTATAGATGGATTTTCTCGCAGCATCGCAGGACCATGTATAATAGGAAAGCTCCTTGCCGTCCTCGTCCACGCCCCAGGAGACTTTCCCGAAGCCCGCGTGAGACTGCAGCGCGTTATACAGCGTATATATCGCGTCAGAATCCAGTGTCGAGAAGTCCGGATAAACGGTATAATGTGACGGCTGCTGCGGGTTGTCCTCGAAAAATTTAGAATCGACGAGACGCCCGTCAAGCGCGATGTCTTTCAGGAGCGCCGCGAGCGATCCGTCCTGGATCATCTGCTGGATCACGTTCGCGATGTCGTCCTCGATATTGCCGCCGTCGATCTTGTCCATCCTGGCCTCAAGCTCTTTCATCATGCGGAGAAGCCAGTCCAGGTTAAGCTCGTGAAAATTAGTATAGGGGAAATGTTCAAAAAGTCCCATTGTGTCCCTCCTTAATATACCATGACGCAAAACTCATGTTTGAAGTCCTGCATGATCACATCGTACAAAGAAAACATCACGCTCTCCCGCTGCTCTTTTATCATCTGCTGAGTCGTGGTCACGCCGATATTTCCCTGTTCGATCCGGACCGTCTTTTCTTTCTCGGTGCGGTCCCGGTCTCTGGATCCGGAAGAATCCTCCGAGCCGTTCTCGGTCCTGGTAAGGTCCCGTGTGCCCGCGTGTTCCGCGTGGGACGTCGTGTCGATGTCCTGGATCTGCTGGTCATTGGGCGAATAAGCGTTCGTGTCAAAAGAGGTTACGTTGCCTTTGATGTCCGCGTCTGTGGTCCCGGAGGAATCCACCTCGCCGGTCGTGTCTTCGTCGTCCACGGTGGTCTTGCCGGTGGTCACATTCCCGGTCGTGGTCTCGTCCTCATTTTCCGACAGATCCCGCTCCTCGGTGATGGTTCCGTCTTTATTCCAGATCGGGTTATATTTGTAGAGCGTTGTATTATACAGATCCGCCCAGATCGGAAAGCGGCGGTTAGTCCAGGACCGGATCATATGCCGCAGGATCAGCGGGTCAGAGTATACAAGCGACATCTCGCCACAGGACGTCAATATGTAATCAATCGCCGTCTGCCGGTCCGGCACCCAGCGCGGGGACTTTTTCGCGTCCCCGGTGATATCCTGGAGGCCGGGAACCTTAAAGCCCCGCCAGATGTCAGGATCCAGATTCTGAATTGCTATTATCGACATCAGTGCCATTCTCGGTAACCTCCAGCTTTATATCATCTCTCCAGTCCACGGAAAGCTGTATCCCGAACATATCCGAGGCCTGTCTGCAGGATTTCTGCAGCTCGTCCAGCCAGAGCGCACATTTTGAGCGGGTCTCAAAATTGTTGGCGTTCACTTCGTCCTTGATCAGTCTTTCCTTTTTCTGCGTGTTGGCGTTCGGGATCCCGATCTCCGTCAGGAACATCGCCCGGATCGTGCGCAGCACATCCAGCAATTTATCGGCAATAAAATTCTGACCGACGTTCTGGAGGAATAGCTGCACTCGCAGATTGCCCATATCGTCAAAAAGCTGTTTGTCTGCTACAGCCATCGGATTCCCGGATGTTATTTCGTCGAACAGTTTCTTGTATGACTCGGCAGCAGCCTTATTGTCTGCGGCGAATACAAAGGACAATTTGCTGTTCAGCAGGTTTACGCCTGCGGTCTCGGCTGCCAGGGCCATCAGGTCTCCGTAGTAGTCCACGATGTCATAGAGTCCCAGATAGTCAGGCTCCAGCTTGATCAGTGTCGTATCCCGCCCGATCTGCAGCGTATAGGATTTCCCGCCTGCAAACAGCGGGTTCGTCACGATCAGCGTTGAGGGCCGGTAAAAGATGTTATATCCTGACAACGTCCCATGCTGCGGGATCACGCCGTAAGATCTGGTATTTATGATCCCGATAAAGCCGATGACGTAAAGGACATAGAGAAAATAACTCCGGTCCCAGGTCTCCGGCATTTCCCACTTAAAGGGCGTCATGGCGTCCTGCAGGAGATACCGTTTAAAGAAATGCGCAAGGCCGATATTTTTAACATGAACGGTAGAGGGAGAGACAAGACTATTATACGCGTTCACATTATCATAAAAATAGGGCGCGTTAATCATAGAAAAATCCTCCTGTTAAGTATGCTGCGATCTGGTCCAGCTCGCCCTGGGTCGCCGGTGCGGAGATGTCGCCGTCCCTGCAGAGAGTATATCCCGCAAGCGTGTTTATCGTCTTGATCGTGCAGATCGGGCGCCCCTGCTCCGGGATGTCCATATCAACGTGGTCCAGGCTCCGGATCCAGAGATGGATATCTCTGCCGATAGATGTCATATTTCCCATGTTGCCGGCGCTCACAGCGTCGGGGACAAGGGATATTGCAGCGTTTAACACGCCTGCGGCTGCCGAGATCGGGTTTGCCGTTTCTGCTTTTGAGATCCCGCCCAGGATAGAATTGACGGCGTTTCCGATGTCCAGCTTGTTTGCGCCGAACTGTACCGGTACGCCCACCTGCGCGGTCCTCATAGCCAGCAGCGGACCCTCCATCTGTGTCCCGGCGTAAACGTGCAGTACGCCGATCCCGGTGAACACGTCAACATCACAAAGGACGAAGCATCCGCCATAATTGACAAGCGCCAGGGAGTCAAGCTGGATCGTGCCGAACGGCATAAACTCCAGAGTATACGACGTATACGGAGCGCACGACTCCCACTTATTCCGGAGCATCACCCAGGAGGGAAGCGCAAGCGCCCTGTGCATCTGGAAAGAAGAGGCCTTGATCGGGATCCCCTGTCCGGCTCTTATAAGTCCCAGCTTGATGTCTGCCGGCGTGAGCGTCGGGTCCTCGAAGATCTGCGGAAACCACATATACCCGTTAAGATACTGGGATATATCAGTTCCAGCATTGATTACAGAACTTCCGAGCCATTCAAGCGCTGTCTGCACATCGGTTATTGATGAAAAATCGGTGGATATCTGATAGATATCGTTAAACGCCATCCAGATCGTGTTTATCGCCTGGGCTGCGGTCTGCTGGAAAAGTGTGACGCCCAGAGTATTTGCCGGATTATTAAGACCGGAAACATTAAGGACATAACACCCGTTATTCTGCGCGTCCGGGATCCAGCCGGTCGAAGCCGTGATATCGTCCATCCGTTCTCCGCCGGTTGCCGGATAGAGGCTGTCAAAGACATCATTATCATATTCCGACGCGCTGCGCAGAATATATTTTGAGCTGTTCCCGATCTCCGTTTTCCAGCTTGCCAGGACATCCACGGACAGCGTCGCGGTCCACTTGCGGTTCTGATACTCCCAGTTCTGGATCCAGTAATAGCGCCCGAAGTCCCCGATATACGCATAATTAAAAGCCGTCGGGGATCCCGTCCCCGTCCAGATCAGATCCAGACGGGGAGAGATCACGCTTGACGGCTCTTTCAAAATGACCGTGTAATCAGTTCCTCCGGTAGGCCGCGCGGTGCTGTTTACTCTCTTTGAAAATGTATAGAACTTAACATTCACGCGGCAGCCCTCCTATCAATCCAGAACGAAGACAACGCCGTTCTCGGTGAAGTCGTTCCAATAGCGATCGGTATAATGATACCACTGATCATAGTATCCGCCGGCTGCGTTCATCGGAGTTGCCATCGTCCAGGTATCCGCGATGGTATAACCTACGGCTTCGCGGTCCAGGAGGACGCCCAGGACGCTGTTAGAATTGACGGCTGCGCTCTGTACGGCGCCGTTTTTGTCCGTGTATCCGGCGTTAACGTTGATCGAAAGCGGGTTCTGGATATTCTGCCAGAAATTCAGCGTGTCGCCCTGTCTTACGGGAACAAAGTCGGGATTATAGGTAACAGACAGCACATTTGAGGCGGCCTGGTTCTTGATCCCATTGTTCATATAGAAAAGCTGCTCAGCTTCCGGCGTATGCCGTTCGAGATCAAGATCGTTTCCGTCGGATCCTGTGAAAGTCTGATGATACTGAGAAGAGCGCTCCGCCATAAGGCTTGAGATCGTCTCGACTCTTGCCCAGAACCAGCGGATGAAGCCGGGGAAGTTCGCCGGAGCAAAGACGGTGGTTGCGGTCAGGGAAGTCCCGGCAAAGGCGTTATACTCAGTGAGTACGTGGATCACGCCGGTCGGCTCGATCGCGGCTTCCTGGGACAGCTTGCCGCCAACGTAGTTGGCAAGCGCGGCGCGTGCAAAGTCCTCGTGATCCTTTTCGATCATGTCGCTGTCGTGCTGTGTCACGCCGGCCCAGAACCGCGCCAGCTCGTCAGGACCGGAAAAGGCCATGTTAAGCTGTGAGCGATAATAGGTCCGGAACCTCGCATATCCGGTCTGACCGTAGAAGTTCGTCTGGACGACTTTCTTTTTGTTTACGGTGTACTGATCGACAGAAGAGCCGTCCGTCAGGGCGGTTGCCAGGAACTGCCGGTCAGTCGTCGGGTCGTCGTCGATATAGTTAATTTTGCGGACGTGGTTTCCGAACCGGATCGTGTCCGCTTCCAGGCCCCGGAATTTCCGGGTATAAGGCCTCACGGAGAAGATCGTCCGGGAAAGTACCTGGGAGATCGCGTTGGTCACAACGTCGTACCCCATTTTGAGCGTGGTCTGCGCAAGAGCCACGAAGCCCTCCGTATTTACCGGCGCGAGAGTCGCCCGGCCCGTGGCCTGCGCGTTGATGGCGGCGAGGACCGCCGACGCATCGGTATAAGTAAGATCATTAACTGCCATATGTTACCTCCTTACGATTTAGATACTACGATTTTATCGGTCGCAGCCGACATCTCCGGATCGCTGATAAAGTCGCCTTGCGAGTAAACCGAATGAAAACGCAGCTCAAGTCCGCCAGGAGCCGCTATAGAAACGACGCCGGGAATTGTTTCATATCCGATCGTGCGTCCCGCGTTAGGACCGCTCGGGATAACAACCGGCATCCTCGCGAGGACCAGATCGCCGTTATCAACGGCTTCTGCCACTTCGCCATTGGTAACATCCGCCTCATAAACGGGATTCGCTTCGACCAACCTCACGAAGCGAAAATCAATAAATAACATCTTTACTCCTTTCCGGGAGCCTGCGGCTGGATGATCTTCGCCATGACGTCGTCGACGGTCACGGCCTGCGGTCTTCCAGGGGCTCCGCTGTTGATTATGTTCGAGGCCTGGATGGCCCCGGTCAGCTTGTTGATCGCCTCCAGGATCGGATCAGGCCTTGCGGGAGCTGCCGGCTGTTCTGCCGGTGTTTCGGTTTCCGGCTGCGCCTCCGGCGCTGGGGTTTCCGGTGTCTCCGGTGCTGCCTGGTCCTCATCCATGATAAGAGACAGAATTACTTGTGCGTCCACTCCTGCTTTCTGCAGTTTCTGAATCAATGCTTTCTCCATGTTTTCTCTCCTTATTTGTAATTTAAAAATTGCTCATCATAGAGTAATCGGCTCCGGTGTATTCCCCGCCATTGGTAAACGTCCCTTTGCGGTTCGGCAGCAGCCGGACCGTCTGCCCCTCGGCGGCTATGTCTATAAAATACCCATACCCGATATCTATTCCGATGTGTCCGGGGCGCCATAAAAACGAGCCCGCCTTGCAGTTTCTGACGGTGGTACGGTTTACGGTCTTGTCCCAGAGTGCCCAGGACGAAAGCCCCTTTAAGCCTGCGCAGACAGAGACAAGCCCGGAGCAATCGAACCCGGTCTTTCCTTTGGACCATGCCATGAGTTCAGCCAGGCGCTCCGGAGTGTACTTAGAAAAGTAATCCGAGTAAGCGCTGACAAGCTCCTGCATCCGTCTCATGGTCAGCGTCTCGCCTTTTGCGCCCATCCAGTAAGCGACGTCCTCCCGGTTTTGGTACCAGTTCAGGGCCCGCTTTACGATGTCATACGCGGGAAACATTTGCCTGCATCGCCTCCAGTCTGTCCTCCAGCCTTGTTAAAGCCAGTGTGTTGTTGTTCAGCGCCTCGCTCATCTTGTCCATTTCCTGACGGTGCGCCTCGGTGTCTTTCGCTGATTTCCAGAACATCACGCAGCAGGCCACGATCGGGAAGCAGTACGAACCGATAAGCGTTAAGATCTGCTCAAACTCCATCGGGATCACCTCCTTATTAAGCGGCGGACAAGGGAGCCGCACCCGCTCAACTCCGCCTCTTCCGGAGGCTATGCCGTGGAGTCTCCGCCGCTTATCCACAATATAATAAATAAATGTTGAAAAGTCAAGTAAAAAGCCGGAGGAAAATCTGCTGCGCTCCCAGGTCCTCGAAGATCAGCCGCTTGTTCAGATAACAGGGCCAGATCCCCGGATTATCGTTTAAAAAGCGCTTAAAGTCGGAGTCCGTGTCCGCGTAAGACTTCGGACGTCCTTTGGTCCTCCGGGAGACATACATCTTTTGCAGGGTCTTATGTTTATAAAAGGTTATTCCCCGGATCCGGCAAAAGGCCTGGTACTCGTTTAAAGGCTGCTTCCGGATCCGCTCCCGGTCCTCGATCCTAAATTCATTCTCCAGGGCGACGCGGGAAAAGTCGGATCTGGCTGTCACGCGGTAAAGGGATGTGTCCCGCTTCCGCTCCTGCAGGTCTTTCATCCCAGGCCTTAAGAGCAGCATATCCGGCGAAAACTCCACGGCCTCCGTCCCGGTCTCCTGCATCCAGAGATAAGCGTCTCCGATATCATATCCGGCTATAATTTCGCCGTAGATCTGATCGGAGTTCGCCATGAGCAGACGTCTTGCCGGCGGCAGCCCGTCTGCTTCCCGGTTTCTGTTGATAGTCTCGTCAGCGTGTGACCATGCTATAAAAGCATCGTACCGGCGGGTCTCTTCCGGCTGCGGGATGAACTCGTCGAAGAGCAGCCAGTCGATGTCCGATCCGTCAATGGACCGGAGAGTCGCAAACGTAGACAGACTCGTAATATAACCGGCGATATCTTCTTCCCTGGTAAACGTGCCGACGCCCAACTTTGAATTATAAGACGTTTTGATCCCGTAGTTCTTATCAGCGTTGAGCTTCTTAAAAAGGTTGAATTCTGCCGTTGCAGCGATCTCTGCGGCGTTTCTGGTACGGCGGAAATACAAGAACCGCTGTTTGTGGTCAACCATCCATGACAGCGCGCCGTAGGTCTTCCCGCCGCCCCGGAGGGCGACGATGATAATAAATGGATAAGGCTGCGCAAGTATAGCCTCCATATTCAAATACCCGGAGCTGGTATACAGCCCCGGGATCTCTATAATCTTATAGTTCATTTTCCACGGCTCCAGTCCAGGAAGCAACCCGGATGGAAAAAATTCTCCGTCTTATCCTTGCGCTTAATATAGACGGTCGTCTCCGGATCCCGGATCTTCTCGCCGCAGGCCCGGCATACCGGGACCGGCTTTTCAGCCGTGGGCTTCTGGATCCGGTTTTTAATATATGTCCTCGTCCTGGATGTGTTCATATTCCCTCCTGTTGTATTTCTCGCGGGTACTGTCAGGATCGTCAGATCCGACGAAGCTGATCAGCGCTCCGCACTCTCCGCACTCGATGTCACTGTATGCGAGATCTGATAAGAATTCCTGATGGACGCGCAGGCTGCCGCAGAACGGGCAGCGGCGCAGCAAAGCGTCTTTAATTATTAGTCTCGGCATCTTCGGCCTCCCATTCTTCCAGCATCCCCTCCAGGTCCTGATCGTCATACCCGGTATCCTCGTAGATCTCCCGCAGGAATTCGTCCAGATCATCCTCCAGCGGGCCGTTCTCTTCCCAGATCTCGTCAGCTTCCTGTCTCGCCAGGATGGCGTCTTCATAATCGTAATATTCAGGCATCAGTCGTCATCCTCCGCAAACTCAAAATCAATGGTTATGGCGGATGCTCTCGATACTTTTTCAATAGCGCCTCGAAGCTCTGTTTCGATGTAATCATAGCCTCCCGCCATATTGTAAAGCATCTTGATCACCGCTTCCTTAGAAATATACTGATTTTTAACAGCGCTAAGATAATTCTGCAGCTCAATAATCGTCATTTTCATCTCCTGCCTTTACTGCTATTAAAAGGAGCGCGGCGCAGAGCGCCGCCACTCCCAGAATGATCAGGCCTCCCATGTTGCGATCACGCGGACTTCTGCGTCCGTGACGTCCGGCAGGGAAAGCATATCCGCGATCGCGTCCGCAAGGTCGTTAAGATCCTGCTCGTCCGGCGGGATCTTCGGAGATTCCCCGCTTAAGGTTGCCTCGATCTTGATATAGCGCTTCATCTCCGGCCCCTCCGGTTCTTGCTGTCGCCGGAATCGTCCTTTTTGCCGTCCGCAAAGTCCATATGCTCAACGATCACGTCCGTAGTATAGCGCTTATTGCCGTCCTTGTCCTCATAGGATCCCGTCTGGATCCTGCCGGTGACGCCGACGCGGAGGCCTTTTGTAAAATACTGGTCGATAAAATCCGCAGCCGCGCCGAAAGCTGTACAGCGGATAAAATCCGCGCCCTCTCCGATCCGGTCCACGGCGAGGGTAAAACTCGCGATGGAAAGATCGTCTTTTCCCTTTTTCGCTGTCCGGAAGTCAGGGTCTGCCGTAAGTCTGCCGATTAAGTTCACTGAATTCATTTGTTCTCCTTTTCCTCTTCATAATATTTTTCTGCTTTGTCGTAGAAGCGCTCCGGTGTCATGTAAAAGATCACCCGTCGCTTCGTGACTACCCGGACGTCCGCCAGCGTGACCGGCGGGTCCCCTTTGGGAGCCCGTTTCCAGGCTTCTTTCAGCGGATCGTCTTTGTCGCCCAGAAGAAGCTCCAGGCCCTCGATGATCCGGTTGTGGGTCTCGGTGTTGTAGTAGACCAGCTTGTAGTGGTACTCGATCCGGGACCGCGTGATGAGTCCGTGTCTGTCGATCATTTGTCCTCCTTATCCTTTGTATATTTATCTGCAAGCAGGACCAACAGAAAAGTCAGTCCTGCGAAGCAGCCAACGAAAACCAGGCCGGGAACTCCGGAGCCGGAGTGTAAGAGCAAGTCGATCATCTCCGAATAACCTCCGTCTTCATGTCCATGTCGTGGCCGTTGTAAATATGCCGCGTGACGCATCGCCAGGATCCGCGGTCATAAGATCCGATCGTGCAGATAAGATCATGCTGTCTTTCCAGAGGACCCTCTTTGCATCTCCAGATATGTCCCCAGGCCACGGCGTTATCTTCCTTGTAAAGTTCGAAGATCTCGCCCAGCTTCCGGCTTGCGTCCCTCCAGGCGGTCGCGCTGTCCTTGTAGGACCGAAGCTCCGATCCGTCTATCTGCCCGTCAACTTTCACCTCAATTTCCAACACGTAGGGAAATCCCGCATCAAATGCGCTGTTAATAAATTCGTAAGTGTTCATTTCTCCTCCTCTTCTGTCGGTCTCTGCCGACGATGGTATCTTACCACGTTATCAAGGGATTGTCAACAATATTTTGCAAACAATTTTTAAATTCTTTCGCCGTAGGCGTCCCAGAAGAAATCTTTAAAAGCCTGGCTGTCTTCCAAAAGATCCGCATACTCCTGCGTATCGGATAGTGTCTTCGTTGACGGCCGGATCGTGACGCAGTTCGTCAGGTAGATCCGGCGGCGTTTTCCCGTTTTTCTTTCCTTATAATAGCGGTATCCTCGCGGCCGGTCCACATATACGGTCTCCGTCTCGTCTTTCGTAAACAGGATCTCGTCGTTTAAAAATGCCTGGATCCCGCCCATATCCTGCAGCTCTTCCGCGCCCTGGATCTTTTTAACGCCGGCAACGGTGAGATGCAGCTTATCCTTTTGATCGACATATGCGTATTTTTTCGCGCCCCGCGTGGCAAAGTATTTATATCGGCCCTCATATTCATATACGCCCATGTAATGCGTCACGCCTGCCGGATCGGTCGCATATGCTCCGGATTCCAGGCTCTCTTCTATCCTGATCCGGTTATGATCCGTAAAGTCCACTTCGCCCAGGTACTTTACGGAGTCGGTATCGCAGTAGACAAACTCTCCCTGTTCGTGCGCCAGGCGGATTCCCTCTTCCAGACGGTACCTCGCCCAGGCTGTCGTCCAGACTCCCCACTGGTACGGGAAGAACGCTTTCCGGTTCGCTTCTTCCAGAAGCTCCGGCCCGGTCTTCTCCCGGTCCTCTTCGTAGGAGCCTGCTCCCAGATAATACAGTTCGGGCTTGACGGGGTTCGTAGCGCTCATGCCATAAACGGAATTCAACTTATTTTTGCTCTTCGTATAGTAGATCTCTTCTCCCGGTACGCCTTTTAACTCTGTCTTTGCTCTATAATAGGAAATAACGCAGCGCTTTAAAGGCTCCGGCAGTTTGCCGTAACGGGCATATTTTACTTTCAGGAATTCGACATTATCCCATTCATACTCGGATGCGATAATGTCAAAGTCTATGTCTGTCACGGTGATCTCCAGATACTCGGCCCGGAGGATCCGTCCGTTGTCGTATGCTGCGTTTATGATGTTCCGGCTCTTGTCTGTCGGTATATACGGACAGCCCCAGAACGGATCCTTAAGCCGCAGGCCCCAGAACGCGACGCGCATCAGCGTTGCTTTCTGCCGTCTCTCCATAAGGTCGATCACGCGCTCCGGCGTCGGATCCTGGAAATCGCGGAATTCTGAGACCGGGAAGCGGTCGTTAAGCTGCGCCGCAGGGTATGCGCTGGATCTATCGTCGGATCCGACATTTTCCAGAAGCTGTCCGGCATAATACCGGTTCGCGTGGACGTTCCCGCCCCGGAACGCCTCCCGGAGCATGCAGTAGGTTTCCCAGTCCGGCAGCATCGCCTTTACATACCACGGCCCGATCTCACGCATGGCGCGCTTGACGTCGCGCCGGACGTAGCCGGTGCTGGTCAGCGGGATCGTGTATAAAGTATCCTGGTCGTGCTGCATCTCTATGATAAGAGCCTCGACGAGGCCCCGGACGTCGTTTATAGCATATTCCCATTCATGGGCGGTAAGAGGTGTCCAGGGAAATCTTAACTTATCATAATTAAATTCTTTGCCGGAGAGTTTTAAATGATCCGCTCCCATCTTTGAGACGAATTCTCCCAGGGACATATTGCTATGGAGATATGAGCAGCGGAATTCCAGGTGATCGTACATCTCGCACTTCAGGATCCGGCGGGACGCCGTCGCGAAGACTTCATCCGGCTCAAAATGATAATAGGTAGAAAGAAATTGAAACTCGAAACTCAGGTTGTGAACGTAGATCACGATATACTCTTTTTCCTCCAGGCCCTCGCAAAGATTCCGGAAGAAGCGGAAGCACTCTTTCCAGGATCTCCCGGAGACGGTCCATTCGAGGCCGGCCTGAAATTGCCATACGTACATGATGCTGTTCTCGGCGTCAAGCCTGGTCGTCTCGATGTCAAAGGCGCAGACGATATCCTTATACCGGCGCCCATCCCTCCGGCCCTGGTTTCCCCGGCGGCGTTTCTGGACCGGCACTGCCCGGAAACTTTCATAATTAAAGGTGCGGTAGTTGTACATTTCAGACTCCCATCTTTTCCCGTTTCTTCTTCCACTTGTTAAACTCCCGCCGCAGCTTCTTGTCACCTCGCATTTTCACATAATCGGCAGTAGATACGGTTGTATTGGATCTTGGCGCCTCGGCAAGCAGATCAACGTGCCCAAGCCAGAATTCAAAGTATTTGGCGGCGTCCTCCCGGTCTATCCGCTTATAGGTAAGAGTCCCGAAGAGCTCCGCCACGCGATCAGAATCATATCCCCGATAGGTCTCATGTGTTTTAACTTCACGCATAAATTCGCCAAACTTCGCCGCGTTGTTCTTATTGACAAAGCTATATCCCAGTTCATTCATCTTCGCCACGAATTTTTCACGCGCTGCCCTCGCGCCGGACACGCTGGATGTCTTCAGATTGAGAAAATGGGCGACGTCATAAAGCGCTTTTCTGACTTTCTCGATTTCCATGTCCGGCGGCAGCGCCTGGAAGCCGGAACTGTAATTTTGGTATGTTCTCCCGTTCGCAAACTCCGAAGCGCCCAGGCGCTCCAGCCGGCGGTTCGCGATCTTCCGGAGCCGGGCGTACTCCGCCCTCGCGTCTCTTGGCGTAAAAACGAATTTGCTGTTAGAAACCTCGTATAAATAGAGGCCTCCCCGCAGCACGTCCTGCGCATATGCCATGATCAAATCCTCCTTATATAATGATGCTGCCATTGTATCACGCGGGACCAGAAGATTTCAAGAGAGGCATACTTTGCATAAATGAATACATATTCATAATAATGAATACTTATTCATTAAGTGAATGGATATTCATTTATGCCTATATACAATATGTTCATCTCAACGGATTGCATACAATATTTTGAACAGTGGCAGCAGGGCGGGCCGGCGGCAGCGCGGGCGGGGCGGGCGTTCGCGGGCGCTGGGGGAACGCAAAAATTTGAACGCACATTTTTGCATACTATTAGGTACTCCC